ATTACTGGCAACTGACCCTGGGTTCGCGCCTGATGTAATATTAAGCGGAATTAAAACGACTCCGCTTCCGCAGCCGGATACAGTGCAAAGTTTGGCCTTTAAATTTATCGTTGCGGCGGATGCGGCTGGTGTAGAATATACCCCTGCTGTCCAAATTCGCAAGGAACGTCCTACTCTATTTAAGGTCCCGGCTGGAATTGTACAAGCCAATAAATTTTGGTCCGTTGTGACAGATGCACTTACTGTAACTGGGGTGACATTGGTACAACTCCATGACCCCGTAAAAGAAGTTGTTCCGTTGTTGTTGGCGTTGAAACTTGGGGTATGGGTTGTGTTGTCATCAAAACTGAGAAACTGAGAAGCCACTCCACTTGGAGGAGCCGCTTCTAGTGCGCCATAAACAGTGGCTTTTAGAGTTCCTGCTGCATTTCCAGACGATGTTGTATCGACTGACACAACACCTGCGGCCAAACGTGATAGCCCCGTATCAAACGTACCCCCAGTAAGATTGTTTCCTCCTACCCCATTAGCACTAGACCAGCTATATGATATTCCTGACGACACAACAAAATTCGTAGACGTTATTGCAAATACATCTGTAGGACCTGCGTTATCGGCCCAAACAGGACGATTGTTTGCATCAATATAGAATCCGGCTGCACGAGCCGTAAAACTATAACTTGGAGCCGCTCGTGTTCCATTTGGAGCTAACAATGGAAATGACACACCAGTAGGCGAGCCAATCAAATCCATTGTCGTACCATTATACTGAAAACAGTAATTATGGTTAGCTACAAGATCGCCTGCTGCTAAAGCCACTCCACCGTTCTTAACAATAGTCTTTGTGCCAAGAGAGTTGACATTCAAAGATGGAGTAGTAAGAGTGTTACTATTCGGAATAAGACCGCAAAATATTTGATTTTGTTGATATGCACCAATAGGCGCATCTAATGTATACGTATCTGTGCCGACAAAATTTCGACTAACAGGCGCAGCGCCAAGGTCTTTTCCATCAATATACCAATGCTCAAGCAAGTCGGGATTAGGTGAAAATCCCATCAAACCCGTGCCAGCCCCTGCAACTGTACCCTTACCTCCAGTAAACGACGGAATGCAAGGGGTAATACCATCCACTTGATAACAATTATATGAACCATCAGCCGCTCTTAAAAGAGCATGGTTACTAACAACATTTCCAACCAAAAAATCACCAGCAGAAGTTACCGAAACTGTTGTTGCGCCTGCTGCATTAACTACATCAAAACAATCGTGTCCGCCACCGCTAAAACATTTGGAAGTTAGTGGTACAACATCAGCGGTGGGCTGTACTGTTAATCCAAGAGGGGCGGTGCCGCAAATAGGATTGCCAGGGCAAACTGGAATACCTCCACCTACGCCACCAATAGTACTAATTACACCATTTACTACTCCATGAAAACTATTAGAAACTGAATCATACCACATCCCCCCATTACTAGGACTGCTACTTCGCCCTAAAACAGGGTCAATTCGCGGAGTAAACTGAATTATGTCCGCATTAAGGTCGTCTTTAAAGAATGTAGGCATTAGTTTACGTCTCGCTCAATAGACACTTCAGGGCGGTTAAACAGAGTAAACTTATCAATATCACCATGCTTTTCTGCTTCAATAAGTTTATGTACTGAATATTCTAGCATTTCAACAACTTCCTGACGTTTTTCAGGTGGAGTATTTGCTAAAAGACCCATGAATGATACCATTTGACATTGTTTGCATTTAAAATTTGGCGGCACAGGTTTACCATACTTATTCTTCATCCCGTACGACCATTGATGAATCCCACACGTAAGTATGACCTTATTCGGGTCCAAAGCCTCGCTTATTAACTTGTCAACATCTTTACGCGCAAAAAGACTCATATATTCCTAAGAGGTCCCAGGGTGAGAGGGCGTCGCTTTGCGACGGAGGCTCAGGAGGGTGTGAGCCTAACCCTGGGAAGATTTATTAATCGTTTCCTTAATTCGCCTAGCTTCTTTCTCAAACTGTAGGCTCTGTAGCTGATTAACAAACATACGAATTCTATAGCCAATTAGTCCACCTAAAGCAATAGGCCAATTCAGAGCCACCAAAATAATGGTAATTACAATCGACGGTAAAATAATTCCAACATAAGCCGCAATTTCGGGACCCATTTTTAGGTGGAGACTTCGGATTACTTTGTTGCCTTCAACGTTTGAACCGTAAGAAATTAATCGCTTTCTTGTAATCCAACTATCAAAGCAGCATAGGCTGAAGTAGGTGAGAGATAAGAAGGTAAGCATAAAATTTGGCCGTCACGGTATAGTGATAAAGAGCGACTTTATCACCTAACTCACATTTCCTAGCTCCGAGACGGCTCAGAGGTAGAGTAAGGAAGTCGAGTTAGCCGATTTGCGCGAGTTCGATTTGCACGTTACAACCAGCTAGTCCAGTTGTTGCCGCAGACCAAAATAATGCAATCTGGTCACCTGGGTTTAGAACCGTAGGATTACCAGAAGCTGTGGATAGAGCAAGGTTTTGTCTAGTATTTGCGGTGCCCTGTAATGAAGTGACGGCACTAGTTAGAAGGATAATTGTAGTGCCATTTGCAGCAGCAGGAGCGATAGCATCCGCAGTTATTCGTTCAATTGAAAGGTTAGAGGCACCTGTAGATTGAACAGTCCAGTTAATATGTAGTCCTATAACCTGACAAGTAAACGGGGCTTGATATACCCACTGACCTGCTGAACCAGCATTCGCAAGTAATTGATAGTCAATAATTTCACGACTACCGGGTTTATAAGCATTGAGGGCAATTGTATAGCCTGCGCCCGCACCAGTATAACCGGAAAGTTCTTGAATTTGAGTGGTCGGTCCAAGGACCGGAAATTCGCCTTTAAAAAGCATATTAGTTTTCTCCTATGCCTTTTAAATTATACCACAGAGTTCAATTGTACTGCCACAGAGCAAGTAGCCGCGTTAGCAGGAGCCGCTGAAAAGGTAACAAGAGCACCTGTTGCGGTAATAGTGTTGATGGAGGCGGTAATAGTATTGGCTGCCGTGTCAGCAACGTTAGCCGCGCTAACACCAGACCGATAACCTAGAGCAACTGGAAGAACCGCCCCGAAGTTTACAGAACCAGCAGCGGCAGGCGCAGTTTCAGCTACTGAGGAGGCGTTAGTAACCTGAATAGTTGAGGTAGAAAGGGCGTTAATAGTGAAAGTGCCGTTATTACCAGCGTTTGAAAAGCCCGTAAAAGTAACAGACTGTCCAACACGAAATTGTCCGTAAGAGCCGACGCCAGAATATACAGCTTGGTTAGTAACACCGCCGATAGTAGCTGGCGCAGTTACAGACGCCACGGAAACAACCACTACTGGTCGTTGGAAGATTTTCTGAGTACCGTCAATCCAGTTGACGGTAGCAGTAGTTGATGCGCCGTCACCTGTAAAGGTGGCAATACCAAGAAGCTGTTCAGATAGAGGGCCACCAAGCCCGTTGTTTACAATCTGCCCCTGAGCAGCCGAGGCAGGCTGACCTACATAAGAAAGATTTGCAGCAGAAATAGCCATTTTTTATTTTCCTTTATATTTTGGTTCTGTATTCGATTGGTTTGCCACAATTAGCGCAAATTGAGACTATAAGGATATTCCCCGTAGTTTCCACCCCAAAAGGGTCCAATGAATAATATCTATGATAAGTTGGGTCGCACTCAGGCCCCAAAGTGCTCGTCTTGATGTCCCTTTGACTCTTTAACGAGAGCTTTGGCTGTGAGTTTGTTTCCGTTGTGGTAGACACCGACTACTCCTCCTGGTTTTACTTTAACGTATGTGTGGTCTCCGTATAACATGTGGCTTAATTCATGTATGCCACTTGAATGGAGAAACGTAATTGAAGGTATCCCGCTCGAAATTCCCTTCAATATTGAGTTTTTGATGCGTGGTTGAATCCGATTCTTGAACTGAGTTAAAGATTCGCCGTTTGGAATTACTGTTTCAGGATGGTTTTGAAAGAAGTCAATATCCTTTTGGTGTTCTTTTTTTGGTAGTCCTGAAAGATATCCAGTATTCCAGGACCTTAAATCCGAGGTTTCTGAGGCCGACATGCCTTTTTGGTCAAGAACTGTCTCAGCAGTTGTACGAGTTCTCTGGGTATCAGAAGTATAGGCGCTACCAAGAGGAATATTAGCGAAATAATCCTTAAGAGAATTCGCATCTTTTTGGCCTTTTGCACTGAGAGGAAAGTCTAAAGCCCCTCTAAAAAGACCTTTTGCGTTACCCTCTGTCTCTCCATGACGCACAAAGTACGCAACAAGCTTATCTTGGTCGGCCATTATACCCTTATTGCGAGTTTACTTCGTCTTGATACTGTAAACACATTTGATAGAGAGTGAAAGCGTTCTCTTCTAGCTTCTCTCCATCTGCTTTAAAACCGTAGAACTTAGCGCCTTTTTGGTCATTTAACTTCATGTAACCATCAAAGCCCTCTTTATCTTCTTTAATAACTATTTCTTCTTTATCTAAACCGTCGGTAAAGCTGTAATGAGACCCATCTCTATCTTTCTTATCAAATTTATATACAAGAGGTTCATCAAGCTTCTTAACAATATGTGGTCCAGGACTAAATATTAGTAGAGAAACTTCTTTATCACTCACTGTAATATGCAACGCAACAAACTCTGTCCGCCCACAAGCTCCTGCATCATAAGCTCTAGGCTTTTCGTCCTGTTGGGCTTTAACTCCTGTAGTTGGTAGAAAGAGCATTCCAAACAATACGGCAATTGCGAGTATGTATTTCATGTGTAGGACCTGTTCTTTCTTTTTTCTACGTCTGTAATGAGGTCTTTTTCATCATTACCGAATATGTCTGTTGAGCGTCGCTTAGAACCCTTTAAACGCAAACACATAGCGTATTGAGTTGCATTTAAGAGATGGTCATTTCTTTTTCTTGGTTTTTCTTTACTAAGTCCTTTTTGTTCGCCTTTAGAATATGAGTCGTACGTATAATGTGTAATCTCGTGGACAAAGTTAGGAAGGTCGCCCATCACATAGAAGCGTGGATGTCTACTACCAGATATGACCGTTGCGGAAATGTATTCTTTGCTGACTGCCAGTCCATAATCTTCGCCAACTTCAGGTAGTCGAACTGGTATATCATTCTCACGATAGAGTTGTGCGCCGTTTTTGTGGTTCTCAGCAGACCGTTGGCTGCCCCACTTAGGGTCAAGGAGCCAATAATCAACAGGCTCACCTTGGCAGCGCATTTTGATACCTTTTGCGTGTTCACTTACGGTTTTGTCTCGTTCGTAGTATTCTCGATAGGCGAAGTAATTTCCTTGTTCATCGACTGCAATCCATATCCCGGCGGTAACCCCAGTGGCGGCAGGGTCAATACTAACAATTCTTTGCCAGAACCTAGGGATTGGGAAGGGACGTACAATATGTTTAGACTTATCCCACCAAGGGTAGACAAGACCAGAACGCCTAACGAACTTACCATATAGCCTAGCGCCTTCTTCTGGGTCTCCACTCCACTTGTCAATTAACTTCCTCTTTTCAGCATCTGGGACAAATGGGCTATTTAGGGTAGAAAGCTGACAGAAAACTAAGTCTGGGTCTCCTGTAATGAACTCTTCGTATAAATCGAATACCCAAGGGGTCCTTACTCCTGAATTGATGTCTGTAAGGGGCGTGAGCGTAAGTAAGATTCGTCCTGCACAGTCAACTGTACGCTGATAGCATTCGTCAAAAATGTTTTGTTCACATTCTTCATCGAGCCATACGAGGTCAATTGAGGCTCCTTGAAATTTATCTCTACCAGCTTCGGCAGACTTTCCGGTAAGAAGGCTTCCATTTTCAAAGAAGATTTGGAAGTCTCCGTCTTTTGTATCCCGAACACTTCCATCAGTTGGGAGAAAAGGCGGATGAGCTTTTCCATGTCTGAGTTTTTCATACCAAATAACGTCACGGAGAACGTTGTTGGTGACGCCGACAACCCAAACGTTATTTGGAGGTTCAGGTATTGGGAGGTCTTTGACCCATTCCCAGGCTGGCTCATCTTTAAAATAATCTTTTCCAAGGCACCAAGCGACTGCAATGAAAGCTCCGAGTACGGTTTTCCCTGACCTATTGCCTCCAAGAAGTCCATAAATCTTTTTATCTGACGTAAACTTCCGTATGGCATCCGCTTGTTCCCCCCACGGCTCAAAATACTTGATAAAAGTCTTGAGCCGCCGCTTCTCGGTCATTGCGTCTAATACTGCTAGACGCTCTGATTCCGGTAACCTATTTAGCCTAGACAGTACATCTTCAGTTTTATCCACCAAGGACATATTCGACAGGCGTTGTAGCCCCACTCGCTACAATACTTAACGCTGTAATTCCAGATACACCTTGCGCTGTCTCTCCGAAAGATATAAAACCACCTGCGGGAACGGTAAGAATTGTGGCGCTTGCCCCTCCGTTAGGGGTCCAGGTAACGGTGATGGTTTGTGTGGCGTGTAGATTTTTGACATAAAGGAAAGTAGTAGGGGAAATTGGTAGAGTAATAGTAACTGGTGAAGTACCAATGGATAATGACTGTGCTTCTGAAAAAGATGTTGCAACTGTAGAAAGGGCTGTAAGTACTTTAGAAAGAGCAATAGTGCCCGAAACTGAGTCGGTTGCTTTAATAGAACCCGTTAAACTGACTGTTACGCTCATAAGTTAAAGGACCCTTTATAGGTGGAATCAGTTTGGCTGTAGCTCCGACGGTTTTGAAAGCTTCTTTCTGATATTATCAATGTCTTTTTGGCTTAAATCTCCAAACACGTTTACTGTTGATTCTGGCCCAGTCCACCCATTTATCTTACAAACCTTAAAAGTAACCTCTGCTGCTGCGTCAAACTTCCCTTCAGATTCTAATTTTTCAGCCAAACTCAAAAGCTTTCCTATCGCAGTTTCCTTTTTGTAATTTGGATTGCTTCCCAGTTCGCTAAACCACCTATGTCTAGCCTCAAAGAGGACCCTTTGGAAGGTGGCTCTACGTAAAATTCCATTACACTCATCTAAACTCTTAATAAGACCAAGTTGAGTGACTGCGTTGGTTAGGCTACAGCCAGTACGCGCCATCAAGTCGGCAGCTTCTAGATGCCAATCCTCGGTCTTAAAGTTGCTCATACGAAGTATAAACCTACTGCGGTAGCCGTTCCAGCTAGATATATAAAGAAATCTAGAGTGCTAGACCCCCTTATAAGAGGATTTTCGTGTTGGATGTCATAGCCAAACTCTTTTATAGCCGCAAAGATAACCATTCCAATGGCACTAATTGCTAGTGCTATAAGCCCAAATCGTCCTAGTTGGCTTACTATGAAGGCCGACATGCCGAAATGGGCGAACTGAGCCGCTACTTCGTAGTCGGTGGGGCTGATTATATCGGGCATTATACGTTTATCACCGTCACAGCCCTGTTAGGGTCACCATGAACATAAATTACTATGTAACCCTCTTTCTCAAGTTCCTTAACTGGTAGACTATCTTCTATAGCGGTAATGTCAAAAACGATAATTTTCCTCTTCTTCTTAAACATTGACACCTCTCCCAAGCTTAAATAACTGAAACCCTCAGTTATTATTCGTTTCAAACAGCTAAAAGTCTCAAACTATTTCCAAATATCTTCATCGTCTAATGTATTCAATAACTTAGTGTTGATAACAAAGAACTTAAAGTCCTTTCAATACAATAAGATACAGACATTATAACTCCTTTATTCTCTATAACTTAGCAAGTATCTTCTCTTATAGGCGAAGCCGGGATAAGTCCTTTATTTTGTTGTACTTAATATTTTCTGATTTTTAAAATTTTGTATGGGCTGAACCACAGTTTCCTTTGGAGGGATGGCTTGGTCGAAGCCTAAACTCCCGCTGAATTCCTCTCCACGTCTCGTGGCAGCAGCTTCTTTCTTTTGTAGTACTGCGTTAGCTGAGAATTTGTATGAGGGGCGAAAGGCTGGTGCTGCATGGAATCACATCTCGACCGTCTCTCAGCTATCGGTCGTCAAGCATTCCAAGTTGCTCTGCTCTTGGGTGCTGATGTTGAGCCGACGATGTGGATGTATGTTGGTCAAGTGGCCGGGAAGTATAAGTTTCGTCACAAGGTCCAGACTTGGAAGATAGTATTGGTTTAGTTGTTGAACGGTATTCCGGTGACAAGCTACGCCTTGATTGTGCCGCTTTTACGGAATACCTTTGAGCACCTAAACTGACCGCTTTGGAGGTGGGCTATTCAATCTATCAGGCAGTTGATTCG